ATTGATTTTCCTCGCCGTGATGGTGGCCGTGGTCTTTTTGCCCGTCGAGGGGCTCGTGGTGCAGTTGATCGGCCGGATTGCCAGTGCGGTTGGGGGTGGGGCGTGAGCGCTGCACTTTCCTTTCAGCGCGTCACGCACTGCGAACCCACCGATCCGCGCTGGGCGCTTGAGATCCAGTGGGCAAAGGACATAGGCGAGCAGAACTGGCGCGAGAACAGCCGGTTCGGCTACCAGGATCGCGATGGGCAGCTTTGCGCAATCCAGCGGTCGCATCAGAGTGCAGGTTTCACCGAAGTGCAGATCGACACCAACATCTACGGCTGGTGCGTCAGAGACACCATTAACGATGGCTTTGGCGTCATGTTCGGCGGCCGGTCGCACCCTGGCACCACGCACGACGAGGCGCTGGGCTGGGCGCGCGCGTGGCACGCTGAGCGGCCCACTCATCGCAAGGTCACCGAAGTGGTGCAGTCATGATCTCGCCCGATGGCCCCGAAGAAATGACCGCCTTCTACGAAGAAACGTATGAGCGGGATATCGACGATGCGGATATCGCCGATCAACTCGCCACCGAATCCCGCGATGCCCTTGAATTGCTCGCTACCGAACGCCTGATCGATTTCAGCGTGGCGCGAATATTGGAGGGCGCGTGAGCAACTACCCAGCCTGCGTCACAGAAACGATAGAGATGCTGCGCATGATCGAAAAGGCCGTGGTCGAGGACGGACTCGCGGACAGCAATCCAGGACGAGCGCAGATGCAAAGCTTCATCGAGGCACAGCGTCACCGCGTGGCGAATGCGGTACGCATCTACTGCGCCCACGTTCGACCCGAGTGAGCGAAACCATGCCAAAACTACACCCGACTTTTGAGCAAGCGCTCGCGCCGTTTTTGAAGCCTATCGCGTCGCGGCAGGTCTTTATCCGTCTCGAATGCGATTGCGAGGGCAGAACTCACGAGAGCAACTGTCGCTTCAATCCGGACTACGACCCCACGCCCTGGTGCTCAGGCTGCGGCGCGATGCGCCAAGCGGATTGCCACTGCGGCCCACTGGCGTCCAACGAATGAGCGCCTACACCCTCCCCGGCCTCATGCACAACGCCTTCATGGCCGGCAAGTACAGCGTGGACGTTGAGACCTACATGCGAAAGGCGCGACGCGAAAAGACTCCGCAGGATCGGTGCCACTGGGTCAAAGGGGCGCGCAAGGCCAACCGTCGCATGGTCGACTGCTTGCGCCGCGCGCGGGGGATCGTATGAACATCTTCACCACGTCCTGGTCGGCCATGCCCTGGCAGTCCGCTCTCTGCTTCGCCTTCGCCGGCCTGCTCCTGATTTGCTTGCTGACCCTCGTCATCTCTGCCCGCCGCGATCCGGTGCAGGTGGAATTGCGCGCGATCCGTCGCCGTAAGCACCATCTTTTCGTCAGCAATAAAAAGCTCGCCAAGCGCCGGCTCGAGATGAGCCTGCAAACTCAGCGCGCCTTTATGCGGACCTTTCGAGACGCGAAGAGGTCGCCCCATGGGTGAAGTCGCTGAAATGATGCTCGATGGCACGCTCTGCGAGGGCTGCGGCGTCTACATGGATGACGAGGCTGGCGGCTATCCGCGCAAGTGCAGCGACTGCGATAAATACGATCGCGGCATTTCGAGCGCGCCCAATCGGCCGGCTAGGACCGAATGCCCGACGTGCGGCAAGGTCGTGAAAGTCGCCGGCCTGGAGCAGCACATGGCCGCGAAGCACTCACCAAAAGGAACGCCGCAGTGAGCACCCTCGAAACCCTCTTGGCGGCATCCGTCGAACTCGCGCTGCTGCGCCACGAGAACCGCCAGCTGCGCGAGGAATTGGCCGCGATGCGCGCGGAGAGAACTTACGGGGATTTGAGCGCCGACTCGACTCCCGCCCTATTACGGAGACAAGCAGAATGAGTACTGAACAAGCCGATTTAATCTTGCGGGCCGAGCAGCCAAAAGCCGACGTGCTTCCGATGCCCGCCAATCAGCCGCCGACGCTGCTCGCATATCTTCACGCGGCGGAATCCGGCGCCGATCTGGAGCGTCTCGACAAACTCATGACGCTTCACGAGCGCTGGGAGGATCGGCAGGCCGTCAACGCCTTCAATCAGGCGATGGCCGATTTTCGTTCCGAGTCGATGACGATTCTCAAGACGAAGTACGTCGACATCGCGGGCGGCGCGAAGTTCTGGCACGCCGAGTTGGGCAATATTTGCGATGAGGTCATCCCGAAACTCAGCAAGTACGGTCTTTACCACAACTGGATACCGAAGCAGCGCGAGGATAAGCAGATCGAAATCAGCTGCGTGATCCGCCACGCGTTGGGGCAAAAGAGCGAGCCGATCACGCTGTTCGCACCTCCCGACAAGCAGGGCAATAAGACGGAGATACACGCAGTCGCCGCGACGGCTACATTCCTTCAGCGCTACACCTTCCTGATGGCTGTGGGCCTCGCGCCGAAGGGCATGGACACCAATGGCACTGCACCGGCGGACGCCGTCACTGTCGAAAAGCCAAAGGATTTCGACCTGTGGGCGGAAGACGCGAAAGCCGCAGCGATGAAGGGCACAGAGCCGCTCATGGCCCTGTGGAAAGGCACGCCGGAGGATCTGCGCACCTACGTCATCGCCGGCAAGAAAAGCTTTTGGGACGACTGCAAGGCGGTGGCGGGCAAGGCGTCGAAGGCCGCGAAGGCGGGTGCCGTATGAACTTCACGATCATTGAAGCCGAGCAGCGCTCGGAAGCCTGGTTTGCTGCGAGAGCTGGACGTGTCACGGGTTCCAAGGCCCATTGCGTCCTGGCCACAGGCCGAGCCGGCGCCGAGTCCGTGACAAAGCGCGACTACCGCATCCAGCTCGCCTGCGAGCGCTTGACGGGCAAGCCCGCAGAGGGCGGCTTTGTGTCCTTCGAGATGCAAAGGGGCATCGACCTCGAACCCGCGATCTTGGGTGCGTACGAAGCCGCCACCGGAGAGATAGTGCAGCAGACAGGATTCCTGTCATCGAATGATTGCCAAGTCGGATGTTCGCTCGACGGGCATGTCGGCAATTTCTCTGGAATACAGGAATTTAAGGCGCCCAAGACCAACACGCACATCGGCTACTGGCGCGACCGCAATTCCTTTATCCAGGAATACAAGGCTCAGGTTTTTCATAACCTCTGGGTTTCCGGTGCCGCGTACTGCGATCTGTGCAGCTACGACGATCGCGTGCCCGTTCCGCTCCAACTCTTGCGCGTCCGCATCGAGCGGGACCAAAGCACGATCGACGCTTACGCCGAACAGGTTCATCGGTTTCTCGCGGAAGTGAACATCGAGTATCGAGCGATTCAGGAATTGATGTTGAAGGAGGCCGCTTAAATGTCCGCAGAACTTGAACAGGCAACGCTGGCCGTCGCCGTCATTCCCCCGAAGCCGCTCACCGTCATCGAGCGCGCCTCCCTGGTATTCGCCGCCGTCAAGTCCGAGGACGAACTGAAAGAGTTGGCGAAGGCATCCGCCACCATCGTCACCATCACCAATCAGGCCGGCTTCGACCAGTGCCACGCCGCGCGCATGGTGCTGAAAAACGAGCGGCTCGAAATTGCGCGCATTGGCGAAGATGGCCGAGAGGATGCCGTTCAAACCTCGAAGGCCATTATCGCGCAACAGAAGAAGCGGATTGGGCTGATCGAGCCGGAAGAAAATCGCCTCAAAACGATTCAAGACGCGTGGGATGCCAAGGTCGCGGCCGAGAAGGAAGCGAAGATTCAACTCGAGTTGAAGCGCGTCGCCGACCTTCAATCCCGCATCGTCGAGTTGCGCGGCTGTCAGACATTGAGCCCGACCAGCGGTTCCGTCTTGATCGCGCAGCATATCGCCGACCTGGACAAGATCCCGGTTGATTCGACTTTCGAGGAATTCGAGCAGCAAGCGCTTGATGCAAAATTGGGCGGCCTGAAACGGTTGGGCGATCTGCATGTCGCCGCGCTGGACCACGAAGCGAAACAGGCTCAACTGGAAATCGACCGTCAAGAACTCGCCCGGCTACGTGCCGAGCAAGCGGACCGCGACCGGCTGGCAAAGGAAGCACAAGCCAAGGCCGATGCTGACGCCAAGATCGAAAGGGATCGCCTAGAGGAAATCGCGAAAACAGAGAGAGCGGCAGAGGCCAAGAAGCTGGCCGATGAGCGCGCGGAGAATGATCGCATTGCTCGCGACCGTCAGGCCGAGTTAGACGCCCAAGCAGAAGCTCAGCGCAAGACTCTTGCCGATGAGGCAGGCCGTCTGGCAGCCGACCGAACGAAGTTCGAGGCTGAGCAGGAAGTTGCGAGGAAGGCTGCGGAGCCAAAACCTGAACCGGTCGCGAAACCTCGCCTTAGATTGACAGCGGCATTCGATATGGAAGAAATCATCACGATCCTCATGGGCCACTACAAGGCCGAACGAAATGAGGTTATCTATTTTCTGAGTACCCGCCGATGGGCGGACATTGCGGCATAGGCGCGGCAAGCACAGGCGAGGCGCGGTATTGCGCGGCAAGCAGCGGTGATGGTCGGGCGAGCAGCGGTGAGGCGCGGTGTGTTTCGGTGCTGTATGGCATTGCAGGGCTGGGTTGGTTTGGGTATGGCGCGGTTTTCTTAACAAGGGGATTTGAATGAACGTTGTGAAATTAAAAGAGGTAACGAATGCGGCGGCCGAGGATATCGGCTACGCCGAGCCTTGGACTGGCGCCGTAACGGTCACCGGCTCTGCCGACATGCTATTCCATCGTTGGAATAACGAAGCGGTCGCGGAAAAGGCGGCGGCGCGCAAAGGCTCGAAGTCCAAGAAAACGGACAACATCGAAAGCTACGTCTACCGCAACGAAGCGGGAGAACTTTGCCTGCCCGGCGAATATCTGCGCGGCTCAATCATCAATGCCGCGAAATTCCGCCAGGACCCGCGCAGCCCGCGCAAGAGCGCCATGGATCTGTTCAAGGCCGGCGTGATCAGCATGACGCAACTCGCGACCTTGGGCGTCAAGGATTGGGATTACGAGGATAGCCGCCGTGTCGTTATCCAGCGTTCCGCGATCACCCGCGTGCGACCCGCTATGCGCGCCGGCTGGAGGGCTGAGATTCATTTGATGATCAATCTACCGGAATACATAGATCAGGCGTTTCTGCTTGAGGTTCTCGGCATGGCTGGACGACTGATCGGTGTCGGTGATTTTCGGCCGACTTATGGCCGATTCGATGTGACGAATTTTGAGCGTTTGTAATTTCGGCGTGGTTCGTCGCGGCCCGGCGAGGCATGCCAAGGTCGGGCGAGGTCAGGTGCGGCCTGGCGTGGCAAGGACTGCAATGCAGTCGGTTCGGCATTCGCAAGAGTGCCGTTCCGAGTGCGGGTCAGGCAAGACGTGGCAGGGCGCGCTGGGGTGATGGTTGGGCCCGGTCGGTTTTGGCTTGGTTTGGCTGGGTGTGCAATGGTTTGGTGAGGTCTATTTATGATAGTCATTCGCAACAACTTACATCGAAATAAGCGCGGTACTCGACCCGCCTTGACCGCCGAACAGCGCGCCGCGTTGCTCCGCCTGTACTTCGTGAAGAAGAAAAAGCAGGTGTTTCTCGCGATTCAGTACCGCATCGCGCAATCGACGGTGGCCCGGTACATCGCGAGCGCGCCGTGAAGCAGTCCTTCCTCCTGCCCAAGCTGAAGCCTCGCGATCAACAGATCTGCCGCATCGTGGATGCGCTGGAAGATCTACCGATCAGCGAGGGCTATCGCGTCGAAGTTCACGAGCACCGGGCGACGCGCAGCGATTTGCAGAACCGAACCCTATGGTGGATTTACGACAACATTCTCAAGCTCGGCGGCGAGATGATGGGCGGTTGGTGCCGCGAAGATTTGCATGAATTTTTCCTGATTACACATTTCGGCTCGGTCACGAAATCAATCTTTGGACGCAAGCGCCTGGTACCTAATCGACGCAGTAGCCGACTTAGCAAAATTGAATTTGCCGGCTATGTCGACTTCATTTACGACTTCATGCGCAAGCAAGGCGTTGAACTGCCGTTGCCCGATCCAGAGTACGCGACGTATCGAGAAGAGAAGGCCGCGTGAGCACCCTCACCAAAGCCGACGAGCTCCGCTACGAGCAAATCCACGCCATGCCGTGCATCGCTTGCCGCATCGCCAAGCACGTCGTTCAGTGCGGTAGAACTGAGGCGCACCATTTAGTCGACAAAGGGTATCGCAGATTGAGCGGTGGAAATCAGGCGACACTGCCCCTTGGCGGATGGCATCACCGCGGCGAGCCACCGAAAGGCCACACGGTCAAATCAGCGACCGCGAAATGGGGCCCGTCGCTTTTCCATGAGTCGAAGCGGTTCCATGCGACGTATGGTAGCCAGCGCCAATTGCTCGCGCGAGTCAATGAAGAGATTGGGGTAGCGGCGTGAGCGTCGATTACGCGCAGTTTATCGAGTCGAAGGTACCACTCGCGACGAAGCGCGGCATGAGCCGGATACCGGCCCTGTCATCCCATCTATTCGACTTCCAAAAACACTGCGTCCAATTCTTACTCGAGGTCGGCTCTGGCGGTCTATTTTTGGATACCGGCCTGGGCAAGACGTTAGTTCAATTGGAATACGCCGAGCACGCGCGCCACACCACGAACGGATGGGCATTGATTCTGACGCCGCTCGCGGTCGCCAAGCAGATCGAACGGGAAGCCAAGCGATTCGGCTACGACGCCCGAGTCATTCGGGATCAAAGCGAGGCGCGCGAAGGGATCAACATCTGTAATTACGGTCGGTTGCATTTGATCGACACTACAAAATTTGGCGTGGCCACGCTGGACGAAGCGTCGATACTCAAATCGTTCGGCGGCAAGACATCGCGCATATTGATTGACGCCTTCGCGGGCCATCGATGGCGCATGCCGGCGACGGCTACACCTGCGCCAAACGACCACATGGAAATGGGCCAGTACGCTGATTTCTGCGGAATCATGCATTCCAACGAAATGCTGTCGCGGTTCTTTATCAATGACACCGCCCAGGCCAGCCAGAAATGGCGATTGAAACGCTATGGTGTCGACGCGTTTTGGAACTGGGTGGCTTCATGGTGTCGACTTGCGCAGCTACCTTCCGACTTGGGCGGGGAAGATGCTGGCTTTACCTTGCCGCCGATCCAGATAACCCGCCATCGCGCCGCCGAATCCGCTCCAACGATGACAGGCGGACTATTTGGCGATGAGGTTGTCAATGCGACCAACCTTCATACCATCAAGCGCGCCACAGCCAATAAGCGCGCGGGCATGGCTGCCGCCCTCGCCATGTCTGATCGCGATCCCTGGGTGATCTGGTGCGATACCGACTACGAAGCCGATGCCATCATGGATTCGCTCGGCGATACGCCCAATGTGGTTGAGGTTCGCGGGTCCATGGATGCCGACAAGAAGGAACTAAACATCGAGGCATTCAGCGACGGTACCGCGAGAATCGTTGTCACCAAGCCGTCCGTAACTGGATTCGGCCTCAATTGGCAACACTGCGCGAGAACCGTTTTCGTCGGCCGGTCGTTCAGCTACGAAGCCTGGTATCAAGCCGTGCGGCGATTCTGGCGCTTCGGCCAGACGCGGGACGTCCAGGTGCATCTCGTGGTTGCCGAAGGCGAGGATTCCATTGCGCGCGTGATCGATCGCAAGGCCGATGACCATAGCGAGATGAAAATCGCCATGCGCGACGCGATGAAGCGCAACGACGGCAAGGTCAGCGCGACTCGCGTGGCTTATTTGCCTAAACACAAGGGGAGGTTGCCCTCGTGGCTGTGAACTCACGTATCGAAGTATCTTGCGCGGAATGCAGCGCTGCGCTGATGCGTCGTCCGTTTAGGCCAAGCGACGGCGCGCGCATTGCCAACTTCTTTTGTGATTTTGATTGCAAGGCCGTCTGGCAGAGAAGACAGAAACCAGTCGATGAAGCATGGCTTCGACGGAAATATTTGATTGAGAAAATGTCTGCGCCAGACATTGCCGCGATCGTCAACCGTAATTCCAAGCAGGTATGGCAGTGGCTTAAGGGGTATGGAATACCGACTAGGCCGCGCGGCTCCAACGCTTCTGCCAACCTAAATAGCGGAAGAAATCCCGGCTTCAAGTTGAGTGCGTCACACAAAGCTAAGTTGCGCGCCGATCGATTGCGCGACGGGCACTTTCCAAAGCAGCCTGACGGATCGCCATATTGGAAAGGGAAAACTGGAAGTTCGCATCCGTCTTGGAATGGTGGCAACACCCCAGAGCGGCAGACGTTCTATTCATCCGATGAGTGGAATGCTGCTCGCAAACAAGCTTACACCAATGACGGCGGCTCGTGTCGCCGATGCGGCGCATCGAAAGACTTAGACATACACCATATATTCCCATTCCCCATCGTGCATTTGCGGGCGCAAGTTTGGAATCTCTGCGTGCTGTGCAAGACGTGTCACCGATTCGTTCATGGGCTACGAAACACTGATCGCGAATTTTTACCTCCGTTCGCTATCTATCGGTTTCGAGACGGGAGAGAAATCAATATGAGCTATAGGCCAAAAGTAAAAGTGCATCTGCCTGGTTGGCTGCTATGACTCGCGAAATAATTAGCGAGAACTCTGCTCATGGCAATGGATGGAGCGCATACTTAGGCGATTGCGTAAGCATCGCCGCCCAGTTGCCAAGCGAATGCATTGACTTCTCCGTTTACAGTCCACCGTTTTCGCAAATTTTTGTCTATTCAGATTCTGCCCTAGATATGGGGAATACCGCTAACGACGACGATTTCCGCGAACATTACGCCTACCTGGTGCGGGAAAAATTCCGCCTCACGAAACCAGGCAGACTGACCGCCGTTCATTGTAGCGATTTGCCGCTCACCAAATGGAAAGACGGGGCCGTAGGAATCAAAGATTTCTCCGGCGACATCATCCGCATTCACCAGGACGCGGGCTGGATCTTCCACAGCCGGCGAACGATCTGGAAATGCCCTGTAGTCGAGATGACGCGTACCAAGCATGTTGGACTGCTCTACAAGCAGCTGCGCAAGGATAGCTCGAAGTCCCGCGGCGGCATGCCCGACTACCTGATGACCTTCATCAAGCCGGGCGACAACGCATCGCCGATTGAGCACGTCCCATCTGAATTCCCCGTCGAGCAATGGCAGGAATGGGCGTCGCCGGTGTGGATGAGCGTCAATCAAACCAATGTGCTGAACGTCAAGGGCGTGCGATCGGAAAAGGAAGAGAAGCATCTTTGCCCGCTCCAATTGGACGTAATCGAGCGCGCACTGGTGATGTGGAGCAATCCCGGCGATACGGTTCTCTCGCCCTTCATGGGCATCGGTAGCGAAGGGTTTATGTCCGTCAAGGCCAAGCGCCGATTCGTCGGCATCGAACTAAAGGAAGCCTACTGGCGCCAGGCTTGCGAGAACCTGAAAGGTGCTGCGGCACAAATCGATATGTTCGATATGGGCGAGCAAGTCGCATGACCCGCTCCTGCGCCCACTGCCAATTTTTCGCGGAGACCGTTGCGAATCCCGTGCCTGCGAGTCGCGGTGAGTGCCGACGCTATCCCGTGCCGCTGGCGCCGATCAGTCGCGATTATTGGTGCGGGGAATTTCGAGGGGTGACAGCGAAGGGAAAAGGAACAGAGCATGAGTGACCAAGAAATGCACGATCTGTTGGTTTGGGTCTATCAGCAAACCCGCGATGCGCTTTTCACCAAGGGAAATGGCAAGAAGGCCAGCGAGGTCCGAGACCGCGCATTGTCGGAAATCAACCGTCGGCTGGCGCATTTCCGCGAAGGGAGCCTCGTTTGATCCACTACCACGGATTGCCAATGTGGCCGATGAGCGATATGCCGCGCGCTTTCGCAGCTCGTCACGGCATGGTCAGCTTCGAGCATCCCGATCAGATCGAGATCGCCGCCGAGGTCTGCCAGTCAGTGGTGCTGGATAACGGCGCGTTCTCGGCCTGGAAGAAGGGAAAGACGATTGATTTCGATGGGTATGCGGCCTGGGCGGAAATGTGGCTCAAACACCCGGCTACGGAATGGTGCGTGATCCCGGATGTGATCGACGGGGATGAGGAAGCCAATGATGCGTTGCTCGCCGGCTGGCCGCTAGACGGCTCACGATCGGTCCCCGTCTACCACATGCACGAATCGCTGGACCGCCTAGAACGGCTCTGTGACGCCTATCCGCGCGTGGCCTTAGGATCGTCGGGTAAGTGGGCCGATCCCGGCTCCCCGTCCTGGTGGCGCCGCATGGCTGAGGTTATGAGCGCCTGCTGCGATGAGGACGGCATGCCGCTGACCAAACTTCACGGCTTGCGGATGCTCGATCCGGTCATTTTCTCGCACTTGCCGCTGTCGTCGGCGGATTCCTGCAACGTCGCCCGCAATGTGGGGATCGATGCGAAATGGAATGGACCCTACGCCCCGAAGTCCAAGCACATGCGGGCGCTCGTGATGATGGACCGCATCGAGGGGCATGCCAGCGCCGGCCGCTGGTGTTCGTCCTCCAGGGGCGTGCAACACAACCTGGAGCTCATCGGATGACATGCTTCACTAATGCAAAGGCAGTATCCAAATGAGTGACGCGAAGGATCTTGCCGAAATGGGGGCCGGCGGTCGTGCCGCCCTGGATGCGTGGCTCGCAATGAAAATGGAGCGCGATGCCCTTGCTACTGAAAACGATAAATTGCGGTTTGCGTTGGCTATCCGCTGCCGACATGGCCTGAAACTTACCCAACCGTGTAAGTCGTGCGCCGAATCTACGGAGGATGGCTGTGAGCGCATCATCTATCTCGACCCTGACGGCGTACACCTCAAGAGCAAAGAACTGCTGTGCTCATCGAAGCAAAGACGAGTTGAACCTACGGCGGGCACTCCACCAGATGCGTAAGCGCCAACATCACCACGCGTGGCACGGGCTGCTGGCCGGCGCAGTAGTAGCGCATCATGCGCTCGCTGATGTCGAGTTCGCGCGCGGCACCGCGTTGGGTATAGCCGCCCTGGGCAATAAGTTTCAACAGCGCCGTTTGCTCGGCGTTGCGAGAGCCGCTCTCCCGTCGGTCGCGCGCCTCCAACCGCCGCTCCCACTCTCCGTTTGCTTTGCGGTGCGCGACGTAGGCCCCGCGATCCGGGAGTGCGTAGAACGCCTTGTCCGCCGCTGCCTCGGTGGCGTGCGTGCTGACAATGCGGCCAAGGTCGGAGCTATTGAGATCAGCGATGATGACTGCGTACATGGCTCAGACTCCCGTCAGGGCGCGCATCAGGGAGGGGACGCTGTGGCCGCGGAAGAACATCGCGGGCTGCGCCTGGGCCTTTGCGATCATGTCAGTGGCCATCGCTTCGGCCTTGACGATCATTTCGGGGGTCGCGCCCGGGGCCGTCTTGATCTTGGCGATGCGATCGGCGAACAATTCAGTGAGCGCCGGGATCAGCGTCGTCTTGCGCTCGCTGGCCTCGATCATCTCCGGGGTGATTCCGTCTTTGCTCATGGCCTCGATCTCCTATCTGGTCTGCGCCGCGCCGTTATTGGCTGGCATGGGCACTATTATAGGCAACCATTGCCTAATGTCAACTATTATTTGTGCTGTACGTCGCAAAGATCAGGCGAACAGAAATGACCGACACCCAACCCGTTTGCCTACAGCACTCGTTCACTGCGCCGTGCCCGTACTGCCAGAGGGACGCCCTCGCAGCCGAGCTGGCCCTACTCTCAAAGAAAGCCTGCGCCGCCGTGGTGATCTATCGTACCGCGCTCACTAAGCTCACCGACAGTTTCAAGTATTCAACCGAGGTCGTGACGATCGCCCGTCAGGCGCTGGAGGATGGCCAATGAGCGAACCCGAATGGTCCTTACCGATGAACCGCGCCGAGCTGATCGCGCGCATTGCGGCGCTGGAGGCGGCCAGCATCGAATTATTGAATCGATGGGATAGATCATGGGGGGGCTCACGGGTCGGATCTGTGTTTGCAGATGTTCATGGAGGCCACGGGTCTCTCACCGACATCTCAGGAAACGGGAGCGAAGGATGAATAATCAGTGCCTCGAATGCGCGTGGCGGTTCATCGAACATACCGGTCATTGCTACATGTTCAAAGAACAGCCGGAGTTCCGATGCATGAAGCGCAAGCCGGATTTGGCTAAGCCGGTCGCGCCGCTTGACGAAAATTGGAAATTCCAGTTCACCGATGAGGAACTTGAGCGCCAGGGGAAACTTTTGTACTCCACTAGTGACCGGGGAGGTGTCAAATGACTCCCGCTGAACTGTTCTACCTATGGTTCGGTTTCGTGTGCGGCCTATCGCTCGGCACGTTCGCCGGTTACGTGTTCTTCAAAGAGTGAGGGAGGTGTCAAAAATGCTTAGCCAGCCAGTCCTCAAGCTTCGCGAACTTGATTGCGCCAGGCTCTTGCAGGGCACCAGATGCAAACCGACGCACCCAATTGTACGAAGTGCCAAGCGCCTGGGCTATTTCGCGATGCTTCCCGACGCTGTTTTTAACAGATTCCCTGGCCTTTTCGATGCGTTTCTCGATATTCATGTGTTGACACTATAGTAGTAACTTGCTACTATAATAGCACGACATGGCATTAAGACTCAATTGGGCGGAAAGACTGGTGTTTAACGAACTACGAGCATGGCGACGCGGACCGATCCGACCTTTGAAGGATCGGATCGTTGAGGCCGAGGTCAAGTGCAGTCAGGCGCTGGCCGACGCGAACGTGGCTCGCGAAGCTGGGAACACCATAAAAGCAGACCGCCTGTATGAGCGCAGCCAGCGTTGGCTAGATAAGTTCAACAGACTAACGGAGCGGTCATGAAAAAACGTGCGGATCAAATCAAGGCTGGGGACGTAGTTGAAGGCTGCAAGGTCGAGAGCATCCGTCACTTCGGGCCAATGCTCGGCGAGGCATACGGCTATGCCCGCAACGTCGAAATGCACCTCGCGCCCCATCGCGGCTGGATGATTCCGGGAAGCGTCAAGGCTGTCCGCGGTGACATTCTGTTGAGCGAGATTGACCAGGGTAAGACCGGAAAGAAACTGGCGATCATGATCTCGCCGGATGTAGAGACTGTATTGAAGCGGGCCAAGCTAATGCTGCCGCACTGGCCGCGCGAGCACGTGCTTCGCACCAAGTGGGGTAAGGCGTACACACCGGATGGGTTCCGCGCTATGTGGCAGCGGCACTGCCGGCTGTGGGAGAAGGCTGGCAATCCGCGCTTTCACTTCCATGATTTGAGAGCAAAAAGCATCTCAGACAACGAGAGCCTTGATTCCGCGTACCTGCTTGCCGGGCACATCGATATCAAGATGACTCGGAAAGTTTACGACCGCAACCGCCGTAAAGTGCAGCCGCTGCGATGATTCTTGATCGCAAAATCACCGTCTGCGACGCGTGTCTGACCGCAACATGCTGGCAAGGGATCTTCTATTGCCAGCGGTATAAGACGGCGGGAACAACGGACAAGACCGTGCAGGAACTGCATGACCTGAACATTCAATACCCGCGCGAACACCACAGTTATTGGTTCAAGTCCCCGCATACTGGCGCGGTCGATCCACACGCGCTCGCTGAGTATGAGGCGATTTACCCAGATGGTACTGATCCATGAGCAAGCAAGATGATAGTGCTATCGCCGCCGCAATCATCGGAGTATGCGAGGCGTGCTACGGGACTGGCAAGGTCAGGATGCGCATCCAGTTCACGGATCGAAATCGCCCTTGCGAAGAACAGGAACGGCCGTGTCCTCTATGTGCACAATCTACTCCGACAGAGGTACCGAAATGAGCCTAGATCGCAACAAACCGAAGGGCCTCAAGTATGCGTGGGACGGAGGGCGCAACCTAGTCCTGGAACAGCGCGCCAAGCAGGATATGTACATTGCGGGTGTCGAGGTACGCAGAGGAAAACTGACGCGCGAAGAGAAAGAAGAAATTCGTTACGCATGGCTCGCCGGCTGCATCTACGGCAGCGGCTACGCCTCTACTTCAGGGGCTGACAAATGAAGCGAAAGACGCGAACCGCACCGAAACCGGTCATCCCGAAGGGCTACTACGACCCTGCCGATTACATCATGGTTCACAAGGCCCATTACGCCGACCTGCTTTACCGGGCCACGACTCGAATTGAGATCGCGCCGTTCAAGGTCAGTGTGGACGGCGTTCTGACAGAAAATACTTCCACAGGAGAATAACTTGGACGTTCAAAAACTGACGATGGAGAAAAAACAGGCGCGGGAACTGTATGACTCGTACAAAG